ATGCAAGCTGATGACTTGAAAGGTGCCCGCAAGGCGCTGGGAATGAGCCAAGAGGCGATGGCCGACGCGATCGGCGTGTCGCGCGTGTTGTTGGGTCAGATGGAGCGCGATCAGGCGCCAATTGAGAAGCGTACTGCGGTAGCTGCCAGCGGCGTTCTGAATGACAAGATGCCGATCTATAATGACCGGCCACTGACCTCGTTTGCTGGCGACGTACCACTCGCAGATGCTGTTATTTTCTGGGAAAAGGGCGTGGAGCCGCCTGTGCGGGTTTTGCGGCACGGCATGGACGATCGCCGCTATTCCAATTCGCAAGGCTCTTGCACCGGCCCATGGCACATTATGGGCGATGGATGGCGTATGACGCGCTTGCTCGCCCTATTCCATGAAATCACAGTGGCGGACAAGATTGATCCGGCGGCTGTTCACGACGCCTTCCTCAGCATCCCGGAATATCGTCGGACGGTATGCCCCGATACGATCCCGGCGCGGTATCAGGAGGGTCGAGCATGACCATGCATCCGACCATTGCCGTCACCCTTCGCCTTCTGAACCATGACTGATATCATCGGCGTGATCCTGCCGCGATTCACCATCGCGGCGCGCGGCAGGGTCACCTTTTATGGTTTGCATTAGAGCCTTACCGGCCGCCACGGCATAGGTCAGACCCTCCAGCAGTAGCCCCACCTTGCCCACGCCGCGCGCGATCTTACCGATGCCCATCACTTCAACTCCTGCGCCGGCGGATCGGAAGGCGGAGCATTCGCCAGACTTTGGCCCATCCGGTCCAGACTGCGCTGGGTCCACCGTTCTTTGACCGCGCCGACGATCAGGGTCAGCACCACCAAATAGGCCGATGGATCGAATGTGGCGCTGCGCCACAGCCCGATCGCCATGACGAACGCCACCACTGCGGAGATGAAACCCAACAGCCCGATTTCGCTGCCATGATCACTTAGCTTGAGACAGGGGAGCTTCATGCGGGCCACTCCGGTATATCGACCGTCTGGCCCGCGAGCGGGTGCGTGCAGTCGTTCAGGAATTGGATGCGTCCGTCCGTCACGAAAGAATGACACACAGCCGCAGGTGCAGGTCGGCCGCCACCTTGATCCTGACCAGCATCACCACCGTTGTAGGTGACGAGAACGGAAGGGGTGAAGGTCGGGCGCGCCGGGTCGCCATTATAGCCCCAGCGGAGGCCGGGGCCGTCGCCGACCGTCACCTTATGCGCACCTTCACAGCCAGGACACCAGAACATCAGCCCGCCGCCTTCGACTGACCGCAATATGGGGGATAGGGCGCCCATTATTTCGCCCTCCGCGTGTAGGCATCCGCCAGCTTTTCGTCATACTTGTTCTGACGATAGGCGGTCCCGTTGTAGCCGCGCGCGAACGCCGCCCAGTCCTTACGCTGGAGCGCGCCCTTCAGGCCGCGTCCTTCAACAAAGCGCAGGAAGGCTTCCAACTGGTCACCCTCCGTCTGCGCCTGCCGCCAGGCGAAGGCCCACGGGTCATAGGCGCCACAGACCGCATAATTCTCGCCAAGGATTTGGAACGCGCCATAGCTGGCCGACATGAAACCCGCATCCACGTCCAGCGCCACCGCGTCCAGCAATTGCTGCCACCGCCCAGCCTGCGAGGCGGGATAAAGTTCGCGGTTCCAGACCCGCGACGACAGATTCGGATGACTGGCATCATAGCGATGGCCGGTCGATTTGCTGAACCTGTGCGGTTCGAACAGGATGGTAGGCCGTCCGTCAATGAACGCCTCCGAAGCCGCTTCCACATCATAGATCGCCCAGATCGCGGCGGCCTCCACGTTCAGCAGTTTGGCAGCCGCCCCCACATCCCGCGCCTCTATCGGATAGTCAGGCCCCTCTGTCATGCAGGCGAGCAGCGCGGACTTGCTCAGCTTGCCAAACACGCCGTCGATCACGCCCGAATAAAAGCCAAGCGAATGCAGCCGCCGCTGAAGATCAGCGTGGTTCATATCCTTACTCCTGTCGATAATGAGGTGCGCGAAAGGGAGAATTGGCCTAAATCAGATCGCTCGCGCAGCGATCGAGGACCGGAATTTCATGAGCACACAAAAACATCTGGATGATTTGCGCCGGATCGCGCAGGCCGCCCCTCCGGCAGCTGGCCCGGCCCGAAACGGAACGCTCGAAGATATGCTGGAGGCAGAAGAGGTCAGGATGTTCTGTCTGGATGACAGAGGCCGGGTCTTTTCGGTGACGGGTGACTTTTCAATTAAGAACGCAACTTTCCAGCCTCTGGATAATGGCCGCTCCGCAGTTATTCAGGCCATGGACGAGCTTCAAACCTTAGACGTAAAATGGCCAGTTAGAGAGGGCTAGGCCAACACGCTTAGAGTAGCTCGGCCGATGCAGCCGGTTCATCGATCATGGACATCAAGACGGCGATATCTTCGGGCAGGCCCGGATCGAGCGGGAAGGCCTTATCCAACATGTTCTGGGCCATCTTCAGGTTTGGATGGTCAGGCTCGTGTCGCCGCAGCGGCTCCGCCACCAGATCGAAGGCCCGGCGCAGCACGCGGATTTCCACCGCCTGTCGACGTAGCTGCGTTTCGATATGCTGTTGGTACTTGCGGTCCCGCTCGTCCTGCTTGGCTTCGCGGGCCTGCAATTCGTCATGCCAGGCCTGAAGTTTTGCCGCCCGTGATTGAGCGCGGGCGTCGCGCCAGTTGATCAACCAGGCCGTCCCCCGGCCCAATGCATAAAGGATCGCGATGCTACCCGCGATCAAGCCCCCCGCCTCCCCGGCGGCCGATGTGGCATCGGCCATAGGGATTAGTTCGCGCCTTCGGTGGAAAGCAGCTTCGCCATGCGCGTCTGCTCATGGCCCAGCAAGGTCAGCGCATTCTCGCGCATCTTGGCCAGGCCCGCGATGGCCTTGCCCACCGGCAGATCGCCCAGCGTGTCAGCCAGCGCCACCAGTTCAGCGAAGTTGGTAGCCAGGACATCGCTGCTGATCAGCGCTGTCGCCTTCTGCACATCATCAATGAGGTCGGCAGCCACCGCCTTTTCCGCGTCGGCAAAATGGGCGAGCACCGCCGCGCGGCGATCGGCTTTCGAGAGAGTCTTTGCCATGGTCATTGGTCCTTTCGTGGTGGTGGTGTCAGACTTCGGGTGCGGTGGTTTTGTACGGGTGGCCGGTCACCAGCAGGCTCTGGATGTTCCATTTGTGGGCCAGACCGCCTTCGATCCGCTGCCGCTCGGCATCGGTGCCGCCCCCGGCCAGCTGTGCCGGGTCGATGACGAGAACTTCGGCAATCTTACCTGGGAAGCGGGACACATTGTTGGAGCCGCCAACTTCTGGGAGGCCGAAGAGAGCAAAGCCCTCGGAAGGTGTACCCGTGCCGATTGCGCCGGCACCGGACGGCGCAGCCCCGTTCAGACCGATCGAGGTCGTTGCCGCAATCTTGCAGAAGATGATCGCCTTTGAGTCGACAGCCCACGGCGTCGCCGTGGCGCTACCGCCCCCTGTGCCAGAGGAAAAGATGCTGACGCTGGTTTGATCCGGGTCTGCGCTCGGGGTCTGTACCGACAGATGGACACGATTTCCGCCAGCGCCGCCCGTCGACACCAGCGCGCGGGAAGACGTGCTGGTGTCGGTGTTGGTCTGGGCAGCACGCTCAGCGACGACGAACAGCCAGTAATTCCCCGGCAGACCCGTCGCGGTGGACAAGATTTGGCCATCGACGCCGCCGTTGCCAATGAGGCACGGCCGCGCACTGTCGTCCCAACCGATGAGTGAATAAAGGGGCTGCTTCGCGGCCGTTGGGTTCGTAAGGACCGCGCCGCTGGCCTTGCCCTTATTCCGCAACCGAAGGACGCTCTTGTTAGTGCCGATCAGGTCGAGCGTGCTTTGATCCATCGCGTCATACCAGCCGATGACCGCCTTCGAGACATAGGACGGGTTCCAGCGCAGCGTCGTATCGGCCCGATAGGTAATGGAACCTTCCACCCGAAGCGTGCCGGAAAGCCCCGTTAGATCACTGGTCAACACACTGCGCGAAGTCTGGATCGGGAAGCGCAGGCGCAGATAGGTCGCGCCAGCCGGCGCTTCGAGATAGGGCGTGGTGGCGCCGGACGGATAGGTGATGCCGCCCATGGTGCCGCCTTGCCCATGGCCCGACCCTTTGCCGGTCTCCACCGCCCAAGGCAGGCCAGTCAGCCGGATTTCCCCGGAGGTGCCAGCAGGCAGGCCGCTGTAAGGCATGAGGACACGGACATGCACCGTCACCTCATCACCCTTACGCTCATACCAGCTTTCGTGGGTGGCGTTGGCGGTATCGAAGGTGTGGCCGGTCACGCCCAGGAACAGGATGGTCGGCGTCCATTTGCCGGTGAATGGCAGGCCGTTCAGATATTCGGTCTTGTCCCCGTTAGGCAGCAGCACTTCATGACGCGAGTTGGGCGCATTGCCGGTATAGGCCACATGCGCCCCGACACTCTCCATCATGATCCGGCTGTGGTTGCCGAAGGCCCCGTTATTTTCCATGATCCCGATGCCGTTCGGGATGTTGGCAATCCGCCCCGCCAGCTGGTTGCTGCGGCTATCGCTATTGTCATAGTCATAATCGCGGAATTCATAGCCCCGGTGTTGAGTGCTATCCTTCCAGTAGCGCATCATCGCATTGAAGTTGATTTCCGCGCCATACAGGCCTTCGGCCATAATGACGGCGCTGGCGCTGGGCATCAGGCTCATGTCCTTGGGGTCATAGCCCCAATCCTGCACCACGACATTGTCGATCACCGTTCGGCCATGGCCGCCGAACAGGCGGAACGGCCAGCCAACCTTGCTCATCAGGACGTTGGTGATGATGATACCAAGGCCCGGAATGATTGGGGCGCTGCCGACTTCCGTATGCGAGAAGCCGTTGCGACATTCCAGCACGCGGTCACCCAGCACCTGAAGCAACATGCCGCCGCGTGTCAGGCTTGCGGCGGTGTTGCAGTGAAAATGGGTGTTGCCACTCATGTAGATGTGGCTCCGCACCGTCTCTGGATCGACCGCCGCTGACAAGCCGGACGGATAGACCGACTTGTCGAGCCAATATTTGAAGAGGTTGCGGGTGATCTCCACATAGTCGCAGAGCGTCGGGACCACGCCGCTATCGCCACCGGCATATGGGGTGTTCGGATCAGCAGGGATGACAGGATAGCCATAGCCGCCGATCAGGACGCAATTATCGACCGTCGCCTTTTCCAGATTGCGCAGGTTGATGCCGCTGCCCGACGCTTTCTGCGCCAGGAACATGCGCGCGCTGGCGTCGATGATCAGACCGGAAATCGACACATAGGGTCGCGCGGTGTCGCCTTCGAACTTCAGAACGGCGTCCGCCTTCGTCGCCTCTTCCTGAAGGCCCACGATGCCTGACCGGCCCGGCACGCCCTCGATGCAGATATTTTCGGTCGGGCTGAAGGTCAGCGGCGTGGACGCATATTTGAAGCCGTCAAGAACCCCTTTCCGGCCGCCCTGCACAGCGCCGGCGTTGATGTCGGTGAACAGCTCCAGAAACAGATCGCGATTGTTGTGCGTGGGGTCTTCGATCGTCGGCACCGCTGGCGTGCTTGTCCCGGCCGCGATCTCGCGCAGCGTCACCCGGTCGCGCGTCTTGTTCACCATCGCCGCTTCAACGGTCACGACGCCCGCTTCGGCGATAGCCTGCTGCCTCTCCAGGCACGGCATATAGACGGTCTGGCCGTTGACGTTCTTGACCGGATAATAGCCAAGGTCGCCCGTCTTGCCGCCGACCGCATTGAAGCTGGCCGGATCGTCTTTCGTGCCCGCCATAAGCGCGACCTGACCATCCGCCCAATCATTTTGGCGCGTCAGAATCGTGCTGGCACGGTCCAGCAACGACGAAAGCTGATCGTCGGTCGCCATGCTTGTCCTTTCGAATTTACGATGTTGGTCAGGGCTGTTCGACAGCGATCACACTGGTTCGCTGCGATATTTCCGTGTTGATGATGCTGGTGCCGATCAGGCTGGGTTGGGAGAAGCTGGCCCACCGCAGCCGAATATAGACGCCGGCAAGAGCGCCAGGTGTCCATGTGTATGTGCCGGCGGCGGCCATGGCCCAGCGGACGCGGTCCCTTACGCTCGGATCGCCATCCACCCGCACGAACCGCTCGCTTTCATTGACACCGATGGTCGTAAGCGTGGTCCAGGAGGAACCGTCGCCACTCCACTCCAATGTCAGCGTGCCGCCGCCCGTGCCCGTGATCGCGCCGCTGCCGGCATTGCACTCATAATTATGCTGGAAGCTGGCAGACATGTTGACGTTGACCGGGTTGCCGTTGCTGGCGAAGGGACCGACAATGATGAACGCCGTTTCGCTGATGGTGCTGGAGGTGCCTTCATTTTTGAGCGTGCCGCTCGACAGCCCGCCACCGAAATAGGCAGCGCCGTCGACGCGGACAAATTTGATGGCGTTCGCCTGAGTGCATTCGGATAGGTCCGATACGATCGGCCCGGTCCATTCGATAAATTGGTTTGTTGAACCGAACGGCTTGCCCGTGATCGTCATCACAGAACCGCCAATGATGACCTGCCTGCCGTCGCCGAATTCGTAGCGGTCCCCAGTTCCATTGGATAGAACCCGAAATGTGTCGGCAAGAACGGAGAAGTCAGATTGCTCCCCATCATCGTTGAGGAGGACACCTGTCACAACCGGATCACCATCCGTCCCTGACCGAATGATGCGTACACCCCAGCGCGCACTAAGCCCGTCGACAGACTCCATCAACATCAGCACTTCGGCCGTGTGGCCGTCTACCGTGGTTTGCACCGCCGACAGCAGCGACGCGATAGCGCCATCTGCACTGACCCGCGCAGCAGCTTCCGTCTCCACCGCCGCCGACACGTCTGCGATATCGCTGGTCAGGGTCGCCGCCAGCGCCTGCCGGGCCGTCACTTCGGCCGCATCCGCACTGGCGCGGGTGGTGGCCTCCGTCGTCAGGGCGGCGTTCAGATAGGCATCGGCGCTTTGCAGCGAGGATATTGCCGCCTCTCGCGCCGTGGTCTCGGCAAGGTCCGCCGTGGCCCGTGTCGTCGCCTCCGACGCTATGGCCGCCTCCAGATCGGTGACATGGCCGTCGACGGTAGTGGTCAGGGCGGAGATGGCACCGTTGCGCGCCGTCGTTTCCGCCAGATCGGCACTGGCGCGCGTCGTGGCCTCCGATGTGATCGCAGCCATGGCATCGCTGATCTGGCCGTTCACCGTCGTCTGGAGCGTCGAAATCGCCGTGTTACGCGCGGAGGTTTCCGCCGCGTCCGCTGTGGCGCGTGCGGTCGCCTCATCCTCGATCGCCGCATTGGCGTCCGCGATGTCGCTGGTCAGCTGGGCTGCCAGCGCCTGACGGGCGGTTGCTTCAGCGGCATCGGCCGTGGCGCGCGTGGTCAACTCGGTGGTTAGCGCGGCGTTCAGATAGGCGTCGGCGCTCTGCAACGATGATATTGCCGCCTCGCGCAGGGCGGTTTCGGCAGCATCGTTGGTGGCGCGCGTGGTCGCCTCTGTGACGATCGCCGCATTCAGGTTGGCGTCGACGGTCTGAAGCGAAGATATCGCGGCTTGCCGGGCCAGCGTCTCAGCGGCATCATTGGTGGCGCGGGTGGTGGCCTCCGACGTGATCGCCGCCCGCGTAACCACCATGTCGCTGTCAATGCGGGACACAGCGATTTCGCGTTGCTCAGTCTCCGCCGCGTCGGCAGTAGCACGCGTCGTGGCCTCGGTCGCGATGGACGCCGTGACGACGTCGATTTGACCATCAACCTCCGTCCGCAATGTAGAGATGGCTTGCGTTCGCTGGAGCGTTTCCGCCGCATCCGCATTGGCTCGGGTAATAGCCTCGCTGGCGATGGCGGCAGTCACGACATCGATCTGACCGTCGACATCTACCCGCAGCTCTGAAATTGCCAGTTCGCGCTGCTCTGTTTCCGCCTCGATCGCATTCGCGCGCGCGATTGCCTCTTCGATAATCTGGCCCTGCACATCGGCAAAGCCACCCTCCATGTCGGTGCGGACCTCGGCAATCAGCACCTGACGGCTCAACGCCTCCGCACTGTCCGCGTTGGCCCGGGCTGTTGCCTCCTGTTGGATCAGCGCCCGCACGGCCTGCTGATCCACCGTCATGACCGCTTCCAGGGTGACGATGGTCGACGCCAGCGCCTCGTCTCCATCGACGCGGGCCACGCTTTCCTCTGTGATCTTGGCGCCGACGGGCACACCATCCATGTGCGTCAGATTGTCAAAATATTCGCGCCGCTCCTGATTGAGCACCATCTGTTCAAGCGCCGCCATGTCGGCCGACCGCGCCCGATCCACCAGCGCCTGCGCCCCAGCGACGATGTCATCTGCGCTGGTGGCCAACGCCATGGCCTTAACCGCATCCGCCAAAGCCTTTGCGCCGGCAACAATCTCCGCTGGATTGGTGGTCAGGCCCAAGGCTTTGAGCGAGGCCGCCACGTCCTGCGCCGGTGTATCGCCAACATTGGTATCGTCGGGCGCCCCCACCGTCGCATTATCATCTGGCTTCGTACCGTCAGGATCGCCGACATTGTCCCACGGCACCGTGATGTCATCGCCACTGATGATCGGCGCGATCTTCGCCGCCGCGCTCAGCCCCTCGATCGACAGGGACAGGGTGCTGACATTTTCCCCGACCTCGATCGAGAAATCCTTGAAGAAGCCATAGACGGTCACGCTTTCCAGCGCGTCGTCTCCGATCCAGAGGGAGGGCAGCGCGCGGACATTGGCAATGCGCCCCGCCACAATGTCGAGCGCCGCCGTGTCGATCAGCCCGCGCACAGACATACGCTTGGCCCAGGCCCGCTCGACCAGCGTCACTTCGCCGAAATCGTCGGTTTCTTTGCGGCTGTAATCGGTGATGGCGGCCGTGGGCGACGATTCTGTCAGGCCCAGCCCAACCAGACGGCCCATCAGCAGCGTGCCCACAGATAGGTCGCCCGCGCCCCAGATAGTGACGGTGATAGTCCCCACTGTGACGGGCATGTCCAGAAACACCGCCGCGCCGGGCGACGAAGCCAGCGCCTGCGTCCGATCATAACCGGCCGTCTCGACCCGCACAGTGGCCGCGGTGACATCAAGCAGCGCGACCGCATTGACCGAACCGACCGGATCGAGGCGGACGACGATCGGCGTGTTAGCCTCGCTCAGCGATCCAAGCGCCTGATCGAACATCGCCCAACGATTGGTCGGGCCGATGTCGATCCACAGGGCCGACGCGGTCGGGTCATTGCCGGCATTCGCGTCGGCCGCGCTCTCATAGATGCGGTGCGTCGCCGCCAGCATGACGCGCGCGCCCAGTGCATAGGTCGCCGCGCCCGACCAGGCCGGATAATCATCTTCATCTATGGTGGACGACACCAGCACCGCATCGGTGACCGTGACGGGCTGCAACAGGCGCAACGTGGACGTGCGTTGATCCGGTGCCGGATCGGTGCCGGGGTCCGCATAGGCCACGTCCTGCGCCAGCCCCTCGATCGTCAGCGTGCAATAGCTGACCGGAGGGATGGCTAGGTCTAGCGAAAATTCCTTATAGAAGCCGGTGAAGGACAGCGCGTCAAAGCGATCATCGGCAATCCAGCGGGCAGGCGTGGCGCGCAGGGCCGCCAGCTGGCGCTGCACCGCGTCGACATCATCCGTATCGACCTTGACCCGCACTGACATGGTACGGGCAAAGCCGCGCGGAACGACGGTGGTAACCCCGAAATCATCGGTTTCGCGGCGGCTATAATCGACAATGCCGATCGTCGGCGCGGCTTCCGTCACACCAATTTCGATGACGGTGCCGCCGTCCAGCTCTACCCTCATGCAGCGGCACCTGCCACGCTGACCGCTTCGCCGCCGCTGGCCGCCGTGACATTGTCCAGCGTGCGCTTCATCGATCCGGTGTTGGCTGCCGTGGCCGCATGACCGGCATTATTGTCGCTGCGCAGTTGCGCCAGTTCCTCGCGCAGGGCCTTAATCTCGGCCGCCACATCATCATTGGCCGCACTGGACGCGGTCGATGCGGTGCTGGCGGTCGAGGCGGCGGCCAGCACCGCGCTGGTCGACGTGGCGCCGCTGGCATCCGTGCTGGACGATCCATTGGCGGCCGTGATGACATCATAGACCGATTGCAGCGCAGCGGCCGTCTGCGCCTTCACCCGGTCCAGTTCCTGCCGACTGGTGGCGTTCAGTTCGGCGGCGGTCAGCAGCGCCTGTGACAGGCCGGGCAGGGAGGATGCCGCATCCTGATCACCCGCCTTTGCGGCCGTGGTGGCGGCATTGAACTGGCCCAGCAGCGTGGCGAAGCTGCCCGTAGCGCTGCCGTCCGTGATGCCGCGAATCCGGTTGACCTCATCCAGGATGCTGTCACCCACCGATGTCCAGGCGTCTTTCAGCGCTGCGGCCGCGTCAGCAGCCTCCTGCGCATCCTGCACCGCCCAAATCTGTTCTTGCAGGGCGCGGTTGCTTGCATCCAGCTTGGCGAGGTCGAGCGCGCGGATGGCGGCGGTATCGCCCTGCAACTCCAGCAGCTGGCGCTGCAAATCCTGCCGTTCGGATGCTATGTCGGCGGCGCTCTTTGCCCCGTTCAGCGCCGATTGCAGATCCGCGAAGGCCGGGGCGAGTTGCAGCAGGGTCGCATAGGTCGACTGACCGGCGGCCGTCGTCAAATCCTGCGCCTCGACCAGCGCGCGGAAGGCGGCCAGCGTGTCGGGCATGGCCAGGCCAAGGCTGTCGAACACGGTGGCGAACTGCGCGGCCTGCGCCGTCGCCTGCTCTTCCTTCGTGTAATAGGCCTCGAAATAGCTGTCGACCGCGCTGGTGAAGTCGCTGACGCTGTCGAACTGATCCGCCAGCGCCATCTTCAGGTCGATGCTCATGTCGATCGCGCCGGACCCCAGCAGCCCCAGCGAGGCCGTGACGCTTTCCACCGTGGATGCCACCCGCACCAGCGTTTCGAACAGGCCTTCGCCGACCTGCTGGAATTGCGCGATGGTCGGGAAGGCGGCCTTGGCCATGTCATCGGCCGCCGCGCCGAAGACGGCGTTCAGCTTCTCTTCGATTTCGTCGCCCGTCAGACCCTGCAAATCGATCTTGCCGATATTGACGACAAAGCCATTCAGCTTCTGCGATATTTCATCGGTCGACGCACCCAGCGGCCCGGCGGCGGCAAGGATCGCGTCATTGAACTGGCGCAGGATCAGTGTGAACTGATTTTCCAGTTCGCTGTCCGCGTCACTATATTGCGTCGAATATTTGGTCGACGTGGTGATGCCGAACAGCTTCTTCTTCTTTTTGATGTCGCTGTAGTAGGAGGCATCATAGCCCCCCGACAGGATATCCTCCAGCGTCTGCGCGCTGCCGTACAGGCCAGACCCCACCACCGTCGTCTTGGTGCCGAACAGGCTGCCCAGCAGGCCGCCGATGACAGGAATGTTGGACAGCACCGACCCGATCGTGCTGGACTTGAAGCCTTCAGCCACCCCCTCGGAGGCATTGACATTGTCCGTGCGCAGCACCAGCGAGGCGAAGCCGCCGATCTGACTCTCGATCGAACTGAGCGACGCGGCCATCTGGCGCGAATAGGTCAACATCACCGTGTCGACCTCCTTCAGCGCGTCGATCGACCGCTTGATGCTGTCGGATTTGGCCGTCACATCGCCCAGCACCGTGCCGGTGCCGTCGTTCGCTTTTTCCAGCGTGTTCTTGTTGCCGCCGAACGATCCGGCAATGGCGACGCCTATCGAGGCCAGGGCGGCGATCGTCGCCGCGCCGGCAGCCAGGTTGAGGGGGAAGGGCAAAGAGGATATCGCGGTGACAACCGCTTCCACCGCCTTGGTCGCCGTGCGGGCGCCGCTCTTCGCGATCGAGGATGCGGTTTCGATGGCATCCTGCGCCATGGCGCGCACCGACAGGGCGAACTCTACGGCGCGGAAGGCCTTTTCGGCGGTTTCCAGCGCCTTGTAACCGTCCGACCCTTCCTTGAAAAAGCCCTTCGCGGCGCTGGACATGTCGCCATACAGGCCGATCTGCGACGTGGCGGTCTGCGCGAAATAACGGGCGTTGGCGCGCTCGATCGCGGCCTGATCATCCCCGGCGGCGCGGACGCGCGCGGCGCGCTCGCTCTCCAGACGCTCGGCCGTGGCATGATAGTCCGCATAGATGGACGCCATGTCGCCGATCGCCTGCCCGACATCGCCAAAGGCGTCGGCCATGCCGCGCGCAGCGGTGGAGACATTGGCGGCAAATATGTCCCACTGATCGGCCGCAAAGGTCAGCGAGTCATTATAGCTATCCTGCGCCTGTTGGTTGCGTTCGGTTGCGTCGGCGATTTCCACCTGACGCGCGACATAGTCCGCCGTCTGCGCTGGGTCATAGAGCTTGGCCTTGGCTTCCTGCTGCGCCTTCAGAGTGGCCAGCTCATGCACGCGGGCGGCATCGGTCGCGCCGATCTGCGACAATTCCTTTTCCAGCGTGGCCAGCTGGTCCGCGCCCGCCGCCATGTCCGTGTTGAACTGCGCCTTGCGCTCTGCGGCAGTCAGGGCCTCACGGGCCGCGCGCTGATCGTCCAGCGCCTGCTGGGCCGCTCCGACCTCTTTGGCATAACCACGCTGCTGCGCCACCTGAAGGGCGGCCAGCAGGGGCAGGTCGGCAATCTGGTCGCGGACCATTGTCGCTGCCCGCTCTGCCGGGATCAGTCCCGCCGACACCATCGTATTGACCTGTTCCTGCGCGGCAGCTTGTTCACGCGCCGCCAGACTATTCTTGGCCGCGTCGGCAACACGCTGCGCGATGGCGAGGCGCATCTGCCGCTCCACCATCGCCTCGATATCGCCGCGCTTCTTGATCGCCGCGCTTTCCGCCTTGACGCGGGCCTCCGCCACCAGCGCCGCCGCGCCGGACACCTTATAGGCATCGGCCAGCGCATAGAGGTTGCGGATCTGCGCTTCGGTGGCTTCCGCCTCGCGCGCCAGCGATTCCGCATGCTTGTCGGTTTTCGGCTTTTCGGGATCAAGATAGCCCTTTTCCGTGGCCTGCGCCTTGATGCGCGCGCGGGCATTATCCTGCGCCTGTTTCACGATCGCATTCGACGCGGCCGACGCCATGTTGCCGAGATAATCGGTCCCCATCGCCTTCGACATTTCGTCCTTCAGCGTCTTGCCGAATGTCGCGCCGGCGCCAGCGTACTGGTTCTTGACCTCGGAAATTTGCGGCGCGCTCAGCGTGGGGAGCTTCAGTCCAACCTTTTCCAGCACCCCATTAGCGGTGGAAATAAAGCCGTTCAGCGCATTAACAGCGCCCTGCACCATCGAATTGATAGCGCCGATGCTCATGTTGACCGCGCTATAGAACAGATCGCCCATCACAGCGGGGAAGGTCGACCATGTCTTGCGGATGACATTGAAAGCTCCGACATAATAGCCGATCAGCATGTTCACGACCGTTTTGGCGCCGGAGCCGATCCAGGCAGCCCATTCCTTCATCACCTCCCAGACTTTGGTTACAGCAGGGCCGATGACGCCCCAGATCGCCGATCCGGCAACCTGAAACACGGCCTTGGCGGTATCGCCGAAGGTCACCGTCACGTCGTCCAGATTGCGGATTTCCTTGGCGGTCAGGCCCAGAGATTCCGCATATTTCGTCATGTCCGCGCCGTCATTGGCGGCGTTCTGCAACAGCTTGATGCCGCCCGCGACCAGCGCCAGTGGGACCGCAACCGCAGCCAGACCGACCAACCACGGGGCGAGCGCTCGCGTAGCAGATGCGGCGGCGGCGTTCGTAGCATCGGCGGCGGCCGTCTGCGCCAGCGCAAGGCGCGCGTTCGCCGCTTCGGCAATCCCGGCCGTCTCCGCCGCGTGAAGTCGGGCGCGGGCCAGCATTTCCTGTGCGGCTGCGTCCTGTGTACCTGCGCGCGCCGCAGCTTCCTCTGCCACCGTCAATTCTGCTGCGGCGATGGCGGCCCGTGCGCCCGAAGTGGCCGCGCCCGACTGGGACGCGATCAGAGCTGTTTCGGCTTCCGTCAATGCTGCAACGGCGGCCGCCGTCGGCGTGGTGACGATCGCCAGGCCAAGGATCGCCTTCACCATGTCGCCGACGCTGGCGCCGGTCTGCATCATGATGCCGCCCAGCTGCGAACCTTGCGCGATCAAGACGGTCAAGGGCCGCTGGCCACCTTGCAGACTGACGATGATATCCTGAATCTGGAAGGCGATATTGGTCAGGTCATTGGCGGTCAGTTTCGACTGGCGGCTGACATCATCCATCCCGTCGTTCTGCCGCGCTTGGGCGCGTGCGACTTCGTCCAGGCGCTGGCCCAATATGGTCGAGCTGCGTTCATATTCTTCCTGACCGATCGCGCCTGCACGATAGAGGCGCACCGCATCTTCCAGTTCGCGGCTCAGGCGCTGTTGCGCGCCATAGAGCGGATCGACCGACGATCGCAGGGAGAGGATGGACGCATCCTGTGCGGCCTGGGCCGCAGCGGCCTGACGCGCGGCCTCTGCGGATTCCCGACTGGCATCGGCCAACCGGCGCTGTTCTGCCTCCAGGGCCTGCGCCTGTGCCGTCGCCTGCGCATAGGCTGCACCAGCAGCCCGGATGCGCTCGGCCTGATCGCCAAGGCCCGCGCCATCCGCATCGGCGGCGCGTCTGGCGACCTCCATCGCGCGCAGTTCGGCCGCATTCTTGCCGATCGCGGCGGTTTCCGCTTCCAGCTTCGCTGCATAGCTGTCGGCCGCATTGATGGCGCTGGCCCGTTCGCGATCGGCCGCCGCCTGCGCCGCCTCGACCTCGCGCATGGCCTTCGCGCCTTCACGCGCGCGGGCTTCGAACATCTGATAGGCGAAAGCCGCTTCGCGCGCGGCCTTGGCCTCTGCCTCCAACGATGCGGCGCGCTCGGCCGCCTCCAACTCGCGCAGCGCCTTGGCGCCCTCACGCACCTTGGCCTGAAACATGTCATAGGCCCATGCCGCCTCGCGCGTGGCGGTGGCCTCACGCTCCGCTGATGCGATGGCCTGCGCCGCAGCGACAGCCTTATCTTCGGCGGCCGCTTCTGCTGCCTGACTGGCCTTGCGCGCGGCGGCAAATTCTTTTTCGTACAGGGCCAGTTCCTGCGCGCGCAGGCGGGTTGCCAGCTCGGTCAGGCCCTGCTGTTCGGCGGCCAGCGCCGCAGCCTCTACCTTCATGGCGCGCATTTCCTCGCGCGTCTTGCCGAACGACGCCGTTTGCCGATCGAGCTGGCGCGACAGTGCTTCGCCAGCCTTTTCGGCACGGGCCGTTTCGCGCGCTACTATCGCCATTTCGCGGGTGGTGGCGTTGCTAAAGGACGTGACCTGCGCGGTGGCGCCACCCAGATTGATCATCTTGCCGGTGGCCGCCTCGATCCGGGCCGCTTCGGCGATGATCTTACCTTCGGTGCTGTCCATCGCGGCCTGCAACTGGCGCAGGACATCGAACGAACCTTCAGGGTCGATCGCAAAACCGACACCAAGGCCGGGGCTGTCGCTGTCGTCCATTCGAAACCCCCACGCAAAAAGCGCCGCCGGGACGTTCCCGGCAGCTTGATCGAAACCGCAAAATGCATTCAGCCTGTCAGGGCAGCGTCATCACTCGACAGCCTGTCGCCACTGGACTAGCTTCACCCCTCATTTTTACGGGGGAAGACTAAATGGACGCCGGAACAGCGGAAATTGCCAGCAATCATCAACAATCGTTTGATGATGGACGGCGCGGACGCCTCAGCGATACTCAGCGTATGTTGATTGAACAGCGAGTTGCCAACGAGAAACCCAGCACTGGCGCCGCCTATCTGCTGTGCCTTTTCCTTGGTGCCTTCGGCGTTCACCGACTCTATTTGGGCGAACGCGGCACCGGAATTCTTATGCTGGTGCTGGGCATCACGTTTATTGGATTGATTATCACGGGGCTATGGGCCTTCATTGACCTCTTTCTGATCCCGTCCATCATCCGCAAGCGCATGGACGAAATCCGGCAGCGGCTGACGATCGAGGCCATCGCCTGATTAACCCAGCAGCATCTGCAACCGGGCAACCTCCAGTTGCTTTTCCCGTTCACTGACTTCCGTCCGCCATGGCGCCGGGCAATTCTCGCTCTCTGCCTTTCGGCCTTCAGCCACATAAGCGACGGACAGCGACCGCAGCAGCCGGGCCTCCCACGGTGACAGGTCGATCGCGGTGCGGTTGCACCACGCATCTATGCTCTGCCAGCTGATCGGCCCGGCACCCATGCCGGCGGCCTCGGTCAGGCCGATTTCCACCAGTCGGGTGATGATATGGGGCGCGGGATTGGGTGGCATCTGCGGAACGATCTTGTTCCGCTTCATCTGGTCGATCCGGCTAACCGGCGGCGGCTGATCTTTCGCCGCCGCCCGCTTGCTGCCCGGCGGTGGCTTCGGCGTGGCATTGAGCCACGCCATCTGCCGGATATAGAGCGTCAGCTCGGCGACGAACCGGGCTTGAAGTTTCCCCAGTCAGCGACCGCCTTCTGAATCTGCTGCGGAATGAAGCCAAGCCGGGGATCTGCATAGAGCGCCTGAAACAGCTCCTTCCCCTTCTTCCCTTCAGCTGGCGGATAGTTCAGATTTTCGAAGTCGACCGTAATATCGGCCAAATCCTCGGCGCGTTCGGCGGCGCGCTGGTCAGCCGGTGCCACCGACACCTTGCCGTCATTCTCCTGCATCCGCTTGACCGCGCGCTGGGTCTGCCGCGCCTCGATCGCGGCATAGGGCTTGGAGCCGGGACCATAGATGATGATGCGGACCTTCTGGGTCTTTTCCGCATCGGCGTAGAGATATTCGCCATCGGCGCCCTTCACATGGATCGGGGCGGTATCGAGGGCGGCCTGTAGCATGATATCATAACCGGACATTTTGGCATTTTCCTTTCGCGGGAAGGGTGCATCAACCCGCCCCGCAAACCCGCGATATGCGGGGCGGGTTGATGCGCATGGACCGGCAGGAGCGCCGGAAACGGGTGGTTTTTTAGGTCGCGGCCACCTTGACGATCTTCGTGTTGATCTCGACGGTCGGATTGGCCATCAGGATGCTATCGGCCCCGCCGACAGACTCCGGCCACCCGAAAACACGGCTCTGGAAGAACCGCTTCGCCCCGTTCGGGAAAGTCACCTTGGTCGAATAGAGCGCATTATTGTCGGGATCGGCGGCGGTCTTCATAAGGGTCTGACCGGCGTCCGTATCGTCTAGCGCGATGGCGGGCTGAAGCGAACCATAGTCGGTCGACCCCTTATGCTTTTCCTTCGGCCCTTTGAGCGGCTGGAAATCCACCTTGTTGGTCGCTGCGCCGACCGTGCCGATAGACTCGACGCCGCCGACTTCGGTGAAGGTAAGCGCCGTATATCCGGCCGCGTCGAAAGTGGCGGGGGCGGCGGCCGAAAAGGCGATCGTCGAACCCGCAGCAGTGCTAGAACCCATGATGATACTCCTGAATGGATTGCCGGATCAGCCGGCGAAAGCGTCCGCGCGGGCGGACAGAGCGGTTAGGCCTTCTTGGTGTCGACCTTGGTGTCGGTGGTGCTGGCGGCCTCGACCAGGCCAGCGGCGGCATAGTTGGCGAACTCGCCTTCGGTCAGGTCGACAACGGCGTCGGCGGCAAACGTCTTTTCGGTGCCCGCATCCTTGAAATCGCGCAGCACCTTGGCCTTCTTGGTGGACATGTCAGTCTCCTGCTTAATCTTCCGCGTCCCAACTGACGCGGAAATCCTGTGTTTTCTCGAAGCTGCCGCCGGGGCCGTTCACGTCGGGACCGGTCCCGGCGCTCAGCACGGACACATTCTGCCCGCCGCCCAACTGACCGGTGCGAAAGGCGCAGAAGCGCCGCACCAGCGATATGATATCCTTGCGGTCGCGGTGGCTGGCGGCCCGCACGGTGACCGACACGCGATCGGTGCGCCGCACCGGCCCGTTGCGCTTCAACGGCTGCCGGTCGACCGAACTGACGCCCCTGACCAGCAGGGCGGGGAGCGTGATGCCCTCTGGAAGTCGGCCCGCCCTGATGCGGTCAGCGGGAACGACGGCGATCAGGTCCGCTCCCTCCAGCAGCAGCGCGCCGAGGATGTCGCTACCCTCAATCGTCATGATCATCCTCCGGCCGCCCGATGATCCGGCCCTTGGCGATCCGGGCATTGATGTAAGACTGGGCGGCGCGGATCGCCTCGCCCTCCTTCACGTCCAGGGCGGGGCGCAGGAACGGGTGCGGCTGCGCGCCGGGATGCCAGACCGTCGTGCCGACGAACTGGCCGCCTATGACCAGCGACCCATCACCGCCCGCTGCGCGGACCTGCTGATTGATGCGGCGGATGCCGCGCCCGCCGCGCTGACGATCATCGACCGTAATGAAGTGCGCGTCGGTCCCTTGCTCCAGCCAAAGGCCGATCGACCAACTGAAACCCTTCTTCACCGTGATAGTGACGACGATGCGGCTATCGTCCATGCGACTGCGGATGACGATATCGTCCGCCACCTCCTGCGATACGACCCGCGCCTTCGCCTCTTCGGCAATGACCTTGCCACCCGCACGGGCAGCACCACGCAACACGCTGGTGATCTGGGCTGGCAGGCCCGCCATATAGGCGCGAACCTCGCTCTTGCCCCTGACCTTCACCATCAGGCCGGATTGCCTGCTGGCCTATATTCCTCGACCATGAATTCCAGCGCCTCACGTCGACCCAGTTCCGCCGGGCCGGAGACGATCTGCATGATGCGGCTGCCGAAAATGAACCGCATGTCCGGAGTGATGTCCTCACGAAAGCGCATGCGCACCCGCGCAGGCCGCGCAGACATGTTTATGCCCTCGGCCAGCTTGTCACCTCGGCTTGGCAGCGCATCTTTTACGCTGGCCCAGACGGTGACGACAGGCTCCCATGCGCCAGAGCCAGCGCCGTCGAAGCCATTATCTGCGATCGGCCGCTCGATCCGAATGCGGCGATCTAGCGTCCCAGGGTCAAGCGTCACGCGCGATATACCCGATAGGGCTGCAACAGGGTTTCCACCCCGACAGACATCGGGATGGCGGATGTCGCCATACTCATGTCAGATGCCGTCGTGCGAAAGCGATAGAGGTCACCGACCATCATCAGGATAGCGACGACAATCGGTGCCGGGACGGTTTCATATCCTGCACGGTAGGTGACACGAACCGATCGGCTCGGACCACGGCACAACTTCGTAGAGGGCCATGAATTGCCCCAAGCGGAGCCAATGACACCGCCGCGGAACTCATATGCCGAGGGATCAAGCACGCGCTCGATACCGCTGGCATCGTCGTACACAATGCTCTCGACTGAGAGTGTAGGTGGATATGGAAGCGAAATCTGCTCGTAAACGAACCCGTCAAATCCAGCTTCGAGCGTCTGGACGCCGATCGCCCGCCCCAACCATCCATCCGGGCCGTCGATATGCATGGTGGCGGCATCGATGAAAGCCGTAATCAGGAGGTTGTCATCATCACCGTCAACTCGCAAATGCTGTTTAGCCTGATCGACCGAAACGAAGCGTTCGGGTGGAACGGTGACGATGACGCGCCTCATCGGATTAGCCCTTTGCCTTGCCGGTTTTTGCCGGCTGTTCATCATCTTTGCTGCCGTCGGCAGATGCGTTCCCAGCTTGGCTCACGGGTGTCAGCTTAGCTTCGAGGAAAGCGATACGATCGCCGCGCTTGTCCAGCTCTTCCCGCGCAGATTTATACTCATTCACGACGTCATCGTGCTGCGTCCGAAGTTCTATCAGATCCTTGGCCGCCCGATCGCGCGCTTCCAGCAAATCGGCGTTGTCCTTGCTCAACCGCTCGATGTCGGCGAGCAAGCTGGCTGACTTCTCCTCATGCGAACTATTCATATCGCGGAAAAGGTCGTTCCCGGTCGCCAACGCTGCTTTCAGCCGCTCGATTTCGGCTTCCAGCACGACGGCGGGAGCGCCTTCGACACCCGCTGCCGCTTCGACGAACGGCGCACCGGGACCGGATGTTGCGCGTGGAGGCTGGTCCGTCATGACTTCGCCCGCACGCACAGCAAGGTCTGCGCGCCGTTCACCCGGGCGGACGACTTCGACAACGACCGTATCGGTGACGATCGGCAGATGGCTAGCGTCGACCAGTTTCCCGTCGATGACATAAGCGGCAAGGCCTCGACCGACGAAATAGCGCTCGCTGGTCTCCTCACGAGTGACCTGCTCGCCTTTCTTAAAGGCCTCCGACGGCAAAGACTCCGTCCGATAGTCCACTAGGAACTCGATCATGGCAGCCTCCTTAGACCGTTTGCGCGACGGATGCCGCGTCATTGCTCGTGCCGTTGCCCGCACGGAAGTCCGTGCCAAGGATCAGCGCCGCCAATTGGGTCGCAGCCCCGCCAACCGTCACGGTCAGACGGAAATAGCGAAAACCCGCATTGCGATCGAAATCCTCCTGCCGGAGGTCGATCTGCGCCTGGCGATCGTTACCGCCAGCAGCGACCAGCTGGGTGATCTGGCTGCCCGGTACCACCTTGGCATTCGCACCGTTGCCGTCGGTCGCCTGCTCGATCTGGGCGTCGATCGTAGCATTCGCACCAAATGCGCCAATGCTGATGAGCGCCATGACCGTGAACAGCATCTGTATGTCGAGCCAAGGCGTGCTGACGGAGCCGACCGCAGCGGCCCGAGGACTGATGCCTCCGAGCAGCGCGATCCGCGACGACAGATTGAGATTGTGAAACATGGTCGTTTCTCCTCGAAAGGTCAGGCGCGCTCGGCGAGCGTGACGAAGTGAGACTTGGTCCGGCTGCTCTTGGGCATCTGGATCGGCTTCGACAGGACCGGTTGTCCGCCGATGCGGAACATCCAGCGGAATGCTGTCAGCGCGTAGTCGAAATAAAGATGGATCGACTCGGCGAAGGTAGCGGCATTCTGTCGACGGAACGCCTCATAGCCATTCGGATTGACGAACTGGACGTCACCGCGCTGGCCCAGCGAAGGCGAGTGTTCGTTGAAGACGACAGGGCGGCCAAGGATCGCGCCGCCGGGACTGTCGTGGAAATTTTCGAGCCAGACCGGACGCTTCGCCTCGTCGTTCAGGTCAGCCAGCGCCTCGACCGCTTCGCTGTTCATCAACCAGGTGGCTTGGCTCGGCATGATCATGCGCGAGTAGAGCTGGAAGAAGTTGCGGCGCGTGAAGGACATGGCCGCCTGACCGACTTCCTTTGGCACCGTGATCGCGGCGGGCGACGCCATCCAGCCCAGCGGCTTTTCGATGCCATCGCCAAACATGAAGGCTTCGGCGACCGTCCAGCGGATGGCGGCCGACGCATGATTGGTCAACAGCCCGGCAACGCGGGGGGCATCCTGAAGCAATTCCTCGCTCGCCAGCACGAAGGCGTAGATTTCGTTCAGCTTGGTTTCGCGCGGCGTCAGCTGGGCGCGCGTGGGACGCATCTGCTCGGCTTCGACCCGCCAATAGGCCTTTACGCCGGTGGAACCCCATGGGGTGGTCTCGTCGCCCAGACCAATGACACGATTGGAGCCGGTTGCCTCCGGCGCGATCAAATCCATGATCGGATCATTGCCGCCGCCGAAGACCAGATCGGTAATCTGCTGGCGGAATTCGGGTGGCACAAGATAGCTGCCCATCTCGTCGCCGCCTTCCATATGGACGTTCGCGGGGGCGGCCAGACGATCGTCCATGCGGAAGCCCTGACCCGCTTGCGGATTGGCGCATCGGACGGCCTGGGCAAATTCGGCCAGGTCGCGGAAACCACCGGTGTCGAGCGCGGCGCGCGGCTGCGCCGGCACGGTACCGGCGGGAGGCGCTTGCGACGGGGGTGTTTCGGCGGGCGAGGCTCCCACAGCCGCAGCGGCGGTCATGGCGGCTTCTGCGCGCTGGATCTGCGCGGTCAGGCGCGCCAGCTTGGCCTTGTCGTCAGCGTCGGCCGCTTCTTCTTCGGCCGTGAAGTCGCGATTTTCGTCGATTGCCGTCTGGAGACGCGCCTGTTGCCGCTGAGCGGTCGCACGCGCCTCCGCTTTCAGAACCGCAAGGTTCATGATGGATTTTCCTTTTCGTTGGTGGGTGGGCGTGCGCCCGCATCGAGCGGACCACAGCGGCCCGCCCGTCTTACCTCCGGACGGAGGATCTCGTTAAATGGCTAAGGCCATTTCCATCGCCGCTGCCTGCCGCCGCATCAGCGACAGGCGAGCGCGACCGGTGTTATATTTGGCGACAACGTCGCGAAGCGTGCTGACACCATCGATCGCGCCGTTAGCCATAGCGCGCGGCGCGGAGAATGTCTTACCAGTGCCATGCACCGCAGCGACATCGGACACCTTCATGCCACGGCCGCGCGCAATGGCCGCTGCGAACAAGGCGTTCGATTCGTCGACGCCCTGCTGGATCTCCGCGCGATCTTCGTCGGCAAGCGGGCCATAAGGATGGCCAGCGATCTTGTCCGGATGCGATGCGACCAGCGTCGTCACCATCCCGATCTTGCTTTCAAAGCCCGACATGTCGGTATGACCTGACCTGACGCCGACCGAACCCACTTCCCCGCTTGTCGTGCAGTAGAAGGCGGTGGCCTGGGTCGCGAGCCAATAGGCAGCCGAGAAGCAATAGGGGTCGGCTACCGCAATTATGGGTTTGGACTGTCGCGCTTCAAAAATGGCGTCGCCGCACTCGGCGCAGCCCCAAACATACCCGCCGGGCGACCGAACCGCGAGGACGATGGCCCCGATCTTGTCATCGGCCGCCGCATCGCGGACCTGATCCGCCAGAACATTGTAATAGGTCGTGCCGGACAAGCCTTGGGGTGCCAGTGTGCCGCGCACCGGAATGATCAGCGTCGAACCGTCGCGGATCGGATCGGCAGGCTTGGCAGCCGCCTGTGCGCCGCTCATGGCGCTAACCAACTGGCGGAGCGAATCCGGCAGCATCGCGTCGATCGAGCCGCTCTTGAGCATGGACTCTAGAAAGCCAGGATGCATCGCCCACAGGGCGGAGGGGGCGTGGAACCGGTCCATCGTCTAGTTCACCTTGTCTTGTGGGGCAGTTTCACCGCCCGTTGCGGTGTCGGCTGCACGGTTGCTGTTGAGCGGAGCGCGAGGATCGCGCGACCATTCTTCACCGACGGGCGTCTGTCCAAACCAGTCGGTGCGGATTTCATCGACGCTCAGGATACCCGCCGTGCGTGCCAGCACCGCGTTTTTCCATTGGGTTGCGGCGTCGCCGCGCAGCATGCTGTCCAGATTGAACTTCGCCCTGACATTTTGCATGCGAAGATCCGGTGGGAGCAAGCGCACGGTGATCGCCTGCTCTATGCGGCGCGTCAGTGGCCGAACCGCCCAATTTACAAACGAGCGGGTGTCCTGCTCATTGTTGCCAGCGTTGCCGCCTTCGTCGCCGGTCATGGAACGAGGGATGCGCCAGTACCGTCCCAGCTCTAATGTCCTCTGTTTAAACAGTTCGACCAGCTGGGCGTCTGTGTTGCTGTCGCCTACCGGCGCGTATTTAAGGCCCTGTTCGAACACTGGCGTCCCGCCGCGTTTCCACTTTTTTACGCCTTCTGCGATCCGTTCCGCAGATTCCTCCGTCAGTTTGGCGTCCGTCGTGACGATGCCCGAGGGACGCCGGTCGTTGCGAAAGAAGGCGCGCGCGCCAACCTCCAGCGCTAGCTGGAAGTCGATCGCGCCCTTCGCCTGTTTCCAAGGCGTAAGAGGCCGCAATCCACCGTCAGCAAGGCCGGTGAACCAAAATAATTCCTGCGGCAGCAGTCGACGCCGCTGTCCCCGTTCGGGCTGATAGTCCACCGTCAGGCTGCGCTCGCCCCAAGTCGAGACGGTGCGGAGCGGATCGAGCGCCCAGATTTCCAGCCCGTCCATGCTGACAGTCGGCTCGGCGAATGCTTCGCCCCGTAGAACGCAGGTGAACGCCATGGACGCCCAGAACTCGGCACCGGTCTGAAGATGGTTTGGTTCGTAGGCCAGCACATTGGCCAGTGGGAAGTCGTTCCGGGGGCCGTTATTGTCCTTAAACTCCAGCGAGAGGCTTCCCACTGCCTCGGCAATAATTGAAACACAGAAGAATACGGCCGCGACGCGGGCCGCTGTTTCGGCCGTGTTCGCTTCGACAGGCATCGCCGATGCCAACGTGGTCCACATCTCATCGCCAAAAAAACGACCGTCCGTCACGTTGGAGGGGGCGGGGCGGCTCGCGACTGGGGCGATGGCGGTGTTGCCATCTGCGGCGTTGTAGCGGCCATTAGCGGCGCGGATATAATCGTTTGGACTGGGCATCAGATTACCAACATGCCCCTTTCTTCATAAATGAAGCCGCCAGCGGCCTCGGGATTTCGCGTCATGAGCGTGACAGCGTTGAACATCGCTGCAAGCGGGTCGATCTTCGCGCCAGGCTCAGATTTCACGATGGCGACGGCGCTGGTACCGCGCGGCTCCATCTTCGCGTTGCCGACACACCACTGCATAAGCGCCGTCCCAGCGTGGCGCATTGTACGGGCCGCGAGCTTCCGCGCCGAACCTTTGACAGCGCCGCTGAGCTTGTAGCCTTGCGGGATGGACACCAACTGGGTCGCGCTGTCGAAACTATTGGACGACAGCTCGTCGACGATCGCGGCAACGCCCATAGGGTCAAGCCCGATCGCGCCCGCCTCCGGAAACAGGCCCGCATCACGAACCTTGACCAGTATCTCGACCACGCCCCGGACGTCCTCGGTCAGATCGCCCTGCTCGGCCTCGGTCTCATCGACATCAGCGTCGATCACCAGATCATCGTCGACCATCTCACATCGGGTCAGCGACCCTTCAGCAATGAGTTCATTGAGCTTAGTGACGATGTCCTGCCGACGCTTCCAGACGATCGACCATGCCCAAGCATGGCACCAGACGAGCCAGCGTTTCGATCCCTTTTCTCGGCCGATAAGGCAAAGCCCCAAAAGGTCGTCGAGACCGCCACCATCAACCCCTGCGACGATGACCTCACAACGCCGGATCAGTTCATCGACGGTAATCGTGCGGTCGATCGCACCATCCCAGAATTCAGCCCCGGTCCAGCGGTCCCGGCTAAGCCGCGTTCCGATCTCGACATTCAGATGCTTGGCCAGGAACGCCTGAAGCGCTCCAGGGTCGCCCAACTTCGCCTCGTCGAACTTTTCGAGGATGGTCTCGACATCGACTGATCGGCCCAAGTTAGGATTGGTGACATAGAAATTCTTGGGATCAAGATATTCCTCGGCCTCCAGCATCTTCTTCGGAAACTCGTACAGTAGGCCAAGCTTGCGCGGATTCGCCACAGTCCCGTCACGAATAGCCCGATATACGTCTAGCTTCTCCTTCATCACGCCCCTGGGCGCTTCGTCAGAATGCGTGGTCAGAAATGCCACAAAGCCCTCTGGGCGGCTGAGCAGCCCGCCGGTGGCCTCCAGCAGCATATTGCTGGCCTTGGGGTCTTTGCCGAATTTCCAAAGCTCGTCGACCAGGACGAAGCCGGCCTTCTTGCCGCTAACGATGCCGCTGTCGGCCGCAACGACCTTCATCTCGGCATGCGTCACCAGATGTTTGATCGTGCGCTCGGACTCTACGATCTTGAGGATCGTCGATAGGTCTTCGTCCAGGCGTACCATACCCATGGCCGGATCGAAGACGTTGTCAGCGACCTCCTTCGTCGGCGCCAGCACAAGCAGTTCGTTATAGTGCCGCCAGTTGCGCACTAATGCGGTGACCATGATGCCGGCGGCCAGCGTTGATTTCGTGTTCTTCTTGCTGATCAGCAGGAAGAATTCACGGATCAGGCGTCGGCCGCTGCTGGCGTCATAGGCACCAAAGATCGCCGCTACGAACTCGAACACGAATGGTTCGCACGATTCACCGAAGGTCGGCTGACCGATTACATCTGCAATCCGCAGCCCCTTGAAAACATCCAGTGCCGCCGCTGCCTCGTCGGGAAACAGCGGCGGCGGCACCATGCTTTCACGACGGACAATCCGCTCCTCCCAGTCCGGGCAGGAGGTGGACCATTCGAGCGGAGCCATCAAATCAGTTTATAGTCGGCGCGCTCGGAGCGGCATATTTGCCCGCGACCTTCGCCGCCGCCGCGCGCTCCGCGTCTTTCTTACCTGTCGGCGCAGGCACGGGGTCAGGCGAACGCTGCTGATATCTCTTGGCTGTCTCCTGCTGCTTGATCCGCTCGATCTTGCGATCCAGCTGAGCCATCGCGGAGACGCTTCCTTCTTCCACTTTTGCCACCAGTGCTGCCATGTTCTTCATGTCGAGCCGCAGACGGGCAGACAGCTTGCCATCAAGCTCATGAAAATAATGGCGGTTTAGCGTCTTAACGGTGATCCGAAGCGCGGCCGCGATGGCATCTTCATCATGGCCGCAAGCCAATGAAAGGGTTACGAAACGGCGGTTTTCTGCGGTTGGCACGTGGGGTGGCCGCCCCTTTTTGCCACGCGACGCGGGCACGGGGTCACCGAATATGTCGACCTCTCCCTTCAAAAATACATCGCCCAAAATAAAAAATCCCTACGTGAGACGGATAGCGGTCCGCGCGCCAAAGCCCTTTCGGCGTTTTTACCCCCCCCGGGGGGGGTCAGGCCTCCTGCCGCTCGGCCCGCTGCTTGACCCCGTCGTGACACGGCTTGCAGAGGGTCTGGAGGTTGCCCTCATCCCAGAACAGGCGCTCATCGCCGCGATGCTGGCGGATGTGGTCCGCCACCAACTGCGACGTGTCGCCCTCGATCCTGCCGCACCCTTCCATCTGGCAGGTGAACAGGTCGCGGGCGAAGATGACGAGGCGCAGGCGTTTCCACCGCGCCAGCTTGTACCAACCGCGCCATGCGATGGTGCGACGATCAGCATCATATGCCTCGCGGCCCGGCAGGCGTCCAATGGTCGGCTGCATCGATCCAAGCCGCGATCCCATCGCCTTCAGCCGACCCATGCCCATTGCCCCAGATAGGAAGCGGGGCCAGTCCAACCAGACTGGCCCCGCTTCGCCACGCTCTCATTGAGGATGCTCGGGCCGCCCATCCCACACGGTTCGCCCAAGCATATATGTCAGATAGGCCCATTCATTGCGGAAACGGACACCCTTTATTTATTGCGGAATTATTCCGGTACTTGACAGTGTCCGCACACGCATTTCTGCGGCTTTCAGAGCCTATTGAGCAAATCCAGCGCAATGCGGCCACGGTTCAAACGGATGGCAATGCCGGTAATCGCCCGCGAGTAGCGCTTGCGCAACGCCTCCGCACTCACCTGACCGCCTTCCGATTCGGCAACGTCTATCCAGTCCACGCCCGTCTTGCGCCCCGCCATGCGCAACACCCGCGCCACCAGCGGCCGATCGCGTGGCACCACCCATTCGATCCAAGCGCCTTCACCGGTCAGCAGCCGCTCGACCAGATCGACCTGAGCAGACCGCAGCCCAGGACGGCCCGCCCGCGTCTCCAGGATATCGCCCGCCCGCACAGACCGCACGACGGCAGGCATGGACGACCGTCCACCCGCCCGCATCCACGCCGCCTCGCCATCAGGCATCCGCATCATATAGCTCCAAGCCTCCAGCATGCGCTCCTGCACCGCATCGAACGACCACCAATCGGACCCTTCCGCCTTCGGAACCGTCATCACAAATCCTTCCGACTTATAAACTACTGAAAAACCTAACTTATTTAACCTATTTGGAAGCTTTGGAAGGATTGGAAGGATATATGTATATTTTCATCGCGCATGTGCCCGCGCGCATATGCATGTGCGATGGCAACACCCGGCAAATCCTTCCAACCCTTCCAAAGGCGCAGAAATCCGCGCTTTCTCCCTTCCAGTGATGCTTCCGCCACCCTTCCGATCCGGAAGCATTTCAACCTTTCGCCACACCGGCCGTCAGAAGCCGGGGACGTAGTCGTCATCATATTCGGGCGGCGGATCGACGGTGTCCGCAGGATCGGACCCGTCGGGCAGCATGGGCACGCTCTGGCGCACCTTCCCATGCTCATCCACGAAGTCGGACGCCTCCCGCACCAGGCGCATGCCCAGCCACTGCATCCCGTCCGACGCCTTCTTGGTGAAACCCTTGTCCAGCATCGCCTTGCTGAAGCCCTTCTGGCTCCACTCGCGTTCACCGGCCGCCTTGCACCAGGCCACGAACACGTCGTACAGCCGCGACGACTGGATGCGCCCGGCCGGATCGACTTCCGTGCATAGCTTCAGGAAGCGGGCCAGCGGGTCACTATCCTCGCGATATTGCGCCGTTGCCTCTCGCACCGCCTCCGGCTCGATCAGCCCATGGTCCAGCCAGTCCAGCAAGCCCCGAACGATATGATTAAGCACGCCGGCAGATTCCGCCCGCAGCTTCGCCGGCAACTCTTCATCCCGATCGCCGTCCGCCACATGGGCGTTCCAGGGCACCAGCTTCATGCGCCGCCAGATGCCCTCGTCCGTGCCCGGAATATCCGGCTTATAGTTGCCGCCGATCGTCAGCTTGAACAGCGGCATCAGGTCGAAGAAGCCGCGATGCAGTGCACGCACTGCCATCGGCTCGCCACCTGTAGCCGCCTTGATCAGCGCTTCATTCAGCTTCGCCCCGCGCTCTGGCTCCGATGCGCGCAGCATGCGGACACCGCCCAGGCGCGCCAGATCTGGCGAAGCCTGTTCCCCGCGTTTCTTGATCCCTTGGTCGAGAAACGTCTCGATCCCGATCGTGCCGCTATAGTCGCCCAGGACATGCGCCCACAGGTCGATCGCGGTCGATTTGCCGTTGGCGCCAAGCCCGTACCAGAAATGCAGTTTCTGCTCGGATATGTCGCCGGAAGCCGAATATCCGGCCCATTGGTGCAGATATCGCCGCATAGCCGGATCAGGCTGCGCCCATTCCAGGAAGCCGTCATATTTCTCCGACAGGGCTTCCGGATCATAGGTCACCGGCGCCAGCTTCGTATTCAGATCCTCGCGGCGATGCGGCTCCAGCGTCACGGTTGATCCGTTCACCTTGTCTCGCACGAAACGCAGCGTGCCGTTCAGCACATTGATGGCCAGCGGATCGCGGTCGAAATCCTCGATCGGCGCCGTCACCCACCGCTTTGCCAGACCGGCAATGCAGCCCAGCTTGCCCGACGCTTCGGACGTGCGGCCCCATTTCGCGATCTGTTCTGCCAGGATGACCGGCCCGCTGCCCTTGATCTCGATCACGCGGTTCATCGCGCCGACCAGCTCCCCGCTGGTGATATAGGCGGCCCATTGCGCCTTCAGCAGCAGCGACGGCTTTTCATCCTCTGGCAAAGACTCGTCCGGCTCGACATAGCCGGTAAAGGCGATGAAATCGGCTTCGCGCTGGATCGCCCGCACCGTGTCGAACACGGCCGCCTGCACTTCCGCCGGCAGCGTATCCTTGTCCTGATCCAGCACCTTCCAGCGTCGGCCGTCCCACCCCAGCCATCCCTTGGCCGTGGTGAAACGGAACTGGCCACCATAGCGCGCCTGAAACCGCTCGGCATTGCCCAGATCGGTCCGCTGATACCGCGCGCATTCCATGTCCAGCAACATCGGCGCCACATCGAAGTCGCGCTGCATGCCGGCGTCGAACGCCTTGGCGATATCGTCGGCCGTGACATCATCGACGCCCTCGGCCACGGCATCGATCGCGGCATCGGCATCGGGCCGATCCAGCAGGCCAGCGGCCACACGACGACCCATCCCCCAGGCGAACAGCGTAACGCCATCCTTGGTCCGCGCGGCCGACTTTATCGCGCCGGGCAGGCGGCCGATCGCCACCGATCGCAACCGCGCCTGCACCTCCGCCGTCTGGTCGGAGAAAGCGGCTTCCACGGTTCCAACCGGAAGCTTTTGCTCTTCCTTCACCCACAGGGGGGCAGGGGGGAAGGCTTCGTCATACAGCCGACGCCAATAGGCGTGATATTGCGCCCGCGTCTCGTCATGCCGGATCGTCTGCGCCAGATCGTCCAGCTGCTCCCAGATCGCCGCCCGCCCTTCCGGCGTTCCACCGTTGCCGGCGTCGAGGACGGCGCCCCACACATAGCTGGACAGGGAAAGCGCACCCGCGACCAGATCGTCTATCGCTTCCCGGCCGCACTCGCGCACCAGCGTATCCGGGTCATATCCGTCCGGAAGGGTGGCGATCGACAGCGACCGACCCGGCCCGGCAAAGGGCAGGGCGCGCACGCATGCCCGCGACGCCGCCTTCCTCCCGGCCGCATCACCGTCCATCAACAGCACTGGCACTTCCGTCACGCGCCAGGCGCGCTCCAGCTGCTCGGGCGTGATCGCGGTCCCCATCGGCGCGACCGCTTCGGCTATCCCGGCCTGGTCCAGGGCGATGACATCGAAATAGCCTTCGACCAGCAACAGCCGCCGCGCCTCGCGCGCTGCCGGCGCCGCGCGGTGCAGGTTGAACAGCACCCGGCCTTTGTCGAAATGCTCGGATTGGTCGCTGTTCAGATATTTGGGCTGATGTTCGCCGATGGCCCGGCCGCCAAAGCCGATCGGCCGACCACGCGCGTCATGGATCGGCACGACGATGCGGTTGCGAAACCGGTCCCGGATCGATCCATCCTCGGTTTCGTACAGCAGCCCGGCCGCCAGCAGCTGATCACGCGCGATGCCGATCGACCCGATAGATCCGCGCGCCGACGCATAGCCGATGCCGAAACGGGCGATGGCGTCGGCGCCGACGCCGCGATCGGCCAGCGCCTCCATGATCGCGCCTGCCGGCTCCAGCGCCTGGGCGAACCAGTCCACCGCCTCGCCCAGCACTTCGCTGACATGGTCCAGTCGCCGCGCCCGCTCGGCTTCCTCCGGCGTCCGCGCCGGCATCGCCATGCCCGCATCGGCCGCCAACTGCTTCACCGCATCGATGAAGTCCATCCCGCCATGGTCGGTCAGCCAGCGAAAGGCATCGCCATGCGCGCCGCACCCGAAGCAATGATAGAATTCCTTCTCATCATTGATGGTGAAGCTGGGCGTCTGTTCATTGTGGAACGGGCAGCACGCCTTATGCTCGCGCCCCGCCTTGTCGACCTTGATCGACTTGCCGATCAGCGTCGACAATGTCGTGCGGGAACGGATTTCGTCCAGAAATGCAGTTGAAAGAGACACGAAAACCCACCCCGAAAATCAGGCTAAAATCAGACAGCGATGCGAAGGCAGAAGTTTAGGAACCGCCTGCGCCAAGAAGATCCGGCGCGTGGAACGGCGTCAGGACATCATATTGACAGGGACCGTCGCGGCGCGCGTCCCAAACGACCCAGATGAATTCCATGGTCGGATTGCCCAGCCCCAGGCAGTCCAGCCGCCAGTTCAGCGCATAGATGCGCACCGGCGTCCGCCAGCGCCAAAGGCCGGTCCGCTTTTCTGCATGCCAATAGGTCGCCTTCAGCAGCATCGCGACATAGGTGCAGCCCAGATCGCCCAGCAGATGCCGGATCATGTCGGCCGCCAGCGCGAAGGGCGGATTGGTGATGACGACGGGGGAATAGGCCCGGCCGCACGTCAGCAGATTTTGCTGGGTCACACGATGCGCCGGATCGGCGACCAGATCGGTCGCGATCGTCGCGAAGCCCGCGCCGTTCAATTCTTTCGCGATGGCGCCGCCGCGTCCGCACGGCTCCCATATTGGATGCTCCAGATCGACCGCATCCATGATGTGCAGCCGCTCGGCCGCGATGAAGGCGCGCGTGGCGGTCGGCGGCGTCGGGTAATAATCATTGCCCTGCCGGTCGACCTTCGCGCCGCCGCCAGCCATGGCGCGGCCTAGACCGGCGGGGGAGGGCGGCGCGATCGGCGCTTCGGGGAACAGGCCCGTCATAGCAGCGGCCTCACAGCGGCGCGTGGGTCGATCGGCTGATTGTCGTCATCTTCGGCCGTGAACGACAGGCATGCCGGCGAACCATCATCATCCTGCACCCATTCTTCAGGATAGGACGGATGGTCGATATCGAACGCCATGGTGCGCGTGACGATGTCGCAGCCGTCAAAAGCATCGCCCTCGCGCCGCGCGCGATCACGCAGGCAGCGATTGCACCATTGCGACATGAATATCTCGCCTTCCGTGCCGTTCGACGGGCGGTAGGCATGCAATTCAGTCATGATCAAATTCCCCCTGATCATCCACGCAATCGCCGTCGCACCCGTCCTGATCGCAGATCAGGCAGCGGCTCCAGCAATCTGGCTCATGACAATGGTCGCACCCACACCCGTCAAATTCGTCCGATCCGCAGCACAGATTTCCGCAGGCGTTGCACATCGGATCAGATCCGCTGCGGCATGAGGACATAGAGCGCGGCGCTTTCGTCGCTCGTCTGCCACAGTGTCGGGGAGGTACTGTCTGCCAGCAGCACGCGCGCTTTGCCGCCTTCGCCAACCTTCAGATGCGCCAGCATGTCGAGCAGATAGCGGCCATTAAAGCCGATCGTCACGGCAGGGCCAGTCAACTCGATCGGCACTTCCTCGCTTGCGGTGCCATGCTCGGGGCTGACCACGCGCAACGTCACCTGACCATCGGCAAAGTCGAGCGCGATCAGCTTCGTTTTCTCGCTGCTGATCGTCAGCACCCGGTCGACGGCCTCGGCCAGCGCCGACGGATCGAACCATGCGTCGATCCGGTTTCCCGCCGGTATGACGCGGGTATAATCGGGAAACTGGCCGTCGATCGTCTTCGTGGTCAGGACCACGGTGCCGAAATCGAACCGGCATTTGCCCGTGCTGACAGCCACGTCCACTTCGCCGCCTTCTTCATCCAGCAGGTCGGCCAGCGCCTTCACCGCCTTGCGCGGCAAAATGATGCTCGGCATCGCCTCTGCGCCGTCCGGCACCGGGGCATGATAGCGCGCCAGGCGGTGACCATCCGTGGCGGCAGCGAACTGACTGTCCGACGCCGACGGCACATGCAGATAGATGCCGTTCAGATAATAGCGTGTCTCTTCGGTCGATATGGCAAAGCGGACGCTGTCGATCATCTTGGCCAGCGCACCGGCATCATGCGCCCATTCCGCATCCCAATCACCGACGGCAATCATCGGGAAATCGGTGGCGGGGAGGGTCGGCAGTTTGAAGCGGGACCGGCCGCATTTGATGACGATGCCAGTGTTCCCATCCGCCTCGACAACAGCCACCCCCTCCGCCGGCAGTTTCCCGGCGATCGAACGGAACGTGCCAGCATGGACTGTAAATTCCATCGCCCGATTGCTGCCCGGTTCCTCCAGATCGATCCGCTTTTCGACCATGATGTCCAGGTCGGTGGCGATCAGCATTGCCTGTCCCGGCGTCGACCGGATCAGCACGTTCGACAGGATCGGCACGGTGCTGCGCTTTTCGACCACGGCGTCGATCGCCTTCATCGCATCGCGCAGCATCTTGACCTGAACTTTCATCATGCCGCTACGTCTCCCCGTTCGGCGTCCAGCGCCTGCGCCAGCAGCGCGATCATCGCGGCAACCGGCTTCTGATTGGTCCGCTGGGCATGGCGACAGACGCGCTTCCAGACAGGCTCCCACCGATCGCGCACGATCCCGGCCGCCAGCATCGGCGCGCCGTCCAGCGCCTTTTCCTGAAGCTGCGCCCCGACCGATACCGGCATGCCGGCGCCGCCGTTCAGACCGATGACGCGGGCAGACTGGCGGGTTTTACCAGCGTCGATCGCCTCCGCCTTCACCTGTGCCGCCAGACTGACCGGCACAGGCGCGATTTCAGCAGGCGCATCCTGCGCCGCATCCGTTCCCGTCTGTACCAACGACAGGCTGAAGGCACCGATCTTCCCCTGCGCCCGCAGCCGGGCGACCGCCGCCGCGAAATTGCCGATCGACAGGCCGGTCAGCTTGCGTAGCCCCGGCATGTCCCATCCGCCTTCCGGCGCCTCATGCTCCGTCATGACCCGGATGATGCTGTCCGCCGCGTCGCTCATTGGCCCGCCTCCACCGCTTCATCGATCGCGCGCACGATCGCCACTTCGGCCGCGCTGCGCATGTCCAGATTGGGATTGTCCGCCTTCACGCGGATGATTTCGTCGCGCCACTCGACCTGCTCGCACCCGCCCAGGACCAGCGTGATCAGTTCCGGATGCGTCGCCCCATATTTGGCGACGGCGGCGACGATGCCGGGGAACAGCGTCCCGAAATAGCGCAGCACCTGACCATGAAAGGCCACCGCACCGGCCAGACAGGACATGCGCAGGATCTTCACGCCATGGACGCGGACGCACCGCTCCAGCCCGGCGATATTGACCACATGCATCGGCTTCCAGCTGTCCGTGTTGGTCGTGTTGGCGATGCCCAGCCCGGCGGAGGCCAGCGCCTCGCTGATATCATGCGCCTCGACATTGCCGGCAGCCAGCGCTGCCTTGAACAACTCCAGCTTGGTCAGCGGCCGACGCTGCTGATTCAGCGCGACGAACGCCGCCGCCTCATCCCGTTCGGAGGATGACGCGATGATGACACAGGGCAGGTCATAGATATCGCCCCGCTCGCGCGCCGCCGCCAGACGATGCTGGCCATCGATCACGAACAGTGCGCCATCCGGCCGCCGCGCGACATTCAGGGGCTGACACAGACCCCAATCCCATTCCCGCGCGATCTTCTTGATCAGCGACTGGCTGGGGCCGACATCGGTCGACCGCTGATAGGTCGGGTCGATCGACAGGTCGGCGATCGGCCGGAACTCCAGGCTGGGCCGCAGGCCGCGCTGCGGTAACCGCTTGATGACGCCACTCATGCTGCCTGTTCCTCGACGGCTTCGGCATCATAGGCCTCGACGCTGGGCCAATGCGGGCCGATAATATCGGCACCTGCAAGCAATTCTTCGATATTATTGAAGACACTGCCCTCGTCTGCATCGTGATCTACATCGCGCGCATCCGCAAACGTGCCGTCGGCCTGACGGAAATAGGGCGCCTCATCGACCAGAATGACCGCCGGAATTTCGGGAAGCGCAAGAATCGCAGACCGCCGATCTTCGCGTTCGGCGCGTGCGCGTTCTTCCATGTCCCGCCGGGCGGCATCGAGCGCCTCTTGCTTGTCCAGCTGCTCTTCAGCCGCAGCCATCTGCGCAGCGATGTCCGCTTCGGTCACCATCACCTGAATGCCGACCGGAAAGCATTTGCCGACGCCGGCAACATCTTGGGAGTGCCATAGCGACGGGCGGACATTGGTCCAGAACTGGCGCCCCTCGATCTTGTCATCGCGAATCTTGCGGGCGGCAAGGAAGGCTGCGACCGATCGCACCTCGCCCAATCGCCTGCGCGCCGCGATCTGCTCGGGCGTCTCGCTGGGCTTTTCCTGACCCGGCGGCGGAATGACATCGTCCAGGCGGCCCGCCGGCACGAAGAAACGCTGCTCGATCTTGAATTCGCCTTCGCGATCGACACTGGCCACGGCAACAATATCGATACCCTTTTCCGTGGCCGTCTTACGCAGATCATCATAGCCGGGCAGGTTGTAGCGATAGCCCTTGTCGACCAACTTGAAGCCCTTCGGCGGCTTGGGCATGGCCCCTTGCCGGATGGCTGGCGGGATCAGCACGTCGCTGGTCGTGGGAAAGCCTTTCTGCGCCTCCCTCAGCAGCCTTGGCTTCTGATATTCGGCGACGGCGCGGGCGACCGACAGGACGATCGCGCTATGCATCACCTTCCGGTTGCCGTATCTTTCGGCGTCGGCGAACAGATCATCCTCATACTGGCCGCCCTGTTCCTCATAGCGCTTCGCGCCCACCAGCTTGAACAGCGCGTCCGACGTGGTCATTTGCTGGGACTGATAGGCGAAGCGGATATTCCACGCCTTGTGCGGCTCATAGGACTTCTTGTCCTCGACCGCGAAGACCCGAAGCTGCAACTTGTGATCCTGACTTTCGGCATAGGCCATCGCCGCGTCGATCGTCAGCTTGCCCGCGCGCATCGCGTCAAGGATATCGGGCGCCAGCGCCGCCAGCCGCAACCGTTGCCGCACATAGCGCTCACTGAAACCGAACTTCTTGGCCAGATCGGCGGGCGTCACCGTGCCGGATTGCATCAACGCCTGAAACGCCAGGAATTCGTCCGCCGGATTCATGTCCCGCTTCGCCAGATTTTCCGACAGCGACAGGTCGATCGCCTCCGCCGCCGTGCGCAGCAGCACCGGCACCGGAAACGCATGGTCGATCGCACCGCGCCGGTACAGCAGGTCCAGCGCCTGAAGCCGCCGCCCGCCGCCCACGATATAGACCGCCGCCTTGTCGATATCGGTGTCGCCGGCATAACCGATCAGATTCTGCAACAGGCCGTGCGCCGCGATATCGTCGGCCAGGCTCTCGACATCGACCGCCTTGTCGGTGTGCCGCACATTTTCCGGCGCGCGCAACAGCCGCCCCAGCGGAATCATGTCGATACCGCTGATGATGGAAATTACCGTTTCGCTTTCACTTTCAGGCGCAACCGGCGCCGCTTTCTTCGCTCTGGCCATGTGGGATGTCCTTCAGTTGGGATGATTGACGGGCGTGGCGGTGGAGAGGTCCGCCGCCACGCCCGTTCCGCCGTGCGACCCGAAGGCGGCGGGAATGGAAAGGACGGGGGCGGCTGTGCAGCCCGCCCCCGCAAGGTTGGCGCCGCCAGGGGAAGCCGCAGGGTAGGGGGCGACGCTGTTGGATTGGGTCGAGGGAACGGCGAATTCCGGCGCCGCCCCCTCTATGCCGCCACGAAGGGCACGTGACGTGGCGGCAATCTCTTGTTCGGCCTCGCGGTCGATCTCGTCGGCCCAATGCTCGGCCAGATTGATGTCCAGGCCATAGATATCCGCAAGCTGGCCCAGCATGGACCGCCCGACATTCTGATAGCGCGCGGCGAACTGGCGGCGCGTGATGACCATGTCGATAAAGCTCATAACACCCCCCTCGCGGTGGATTTTCCGGTGCCGACGAAGGTGACGACACGGCGCTGCCGCACGCCGAAATTCTCGACGGCAATGATCTTTTGCTCGACCAGCTGGTTAAACAGGTAACGGGCGGCCTCCGCATTCTTCAGCCCCATTTCCCGCGCGATCTCGGCATTGGTGCGGGCCGGGATGCCCAGCCGCACGCACCGCTGAAGGATCGCCAGCACCCGGCCGACCGGCGTTTCCGGCACGATCGCCGGCACGGCCTTCACCCGGTCGGCGCCGCGCTCGGGAAAGCGCCGCACCGCGAAATATTCCCACTCGCCATTGCGCTTGCGCTGGTGCGTGCGGATTTCCTGCTCTTCCACCAGCTCGCGCGCCCGCACGACGATGTCGCGCCGCTGGTCCAGCGTGACGCCGCGGGCATAGACGAACTCGGCCCCGGCCGACGCACCGGCCAGCCACTCTTCCAGCGCCGATACCGACTCCGAAAAACAGACCGGCGCACCCGGAAAGCGTAAATCCTTCACCCGCGTTGCCATCCCCCGTCAGTCCCCCGCGACCACGGCACGCATCTGCGCCCGCATCTGCAACGCCAGCGCCAGCAACTGGTCGACATCGTCCAGCAGGCGCAGCCGCGCGATATCGTCGCGGCACACCTTCTGGTCATCGGCCAGCGCGGCACAGATTTTCGTCGTGATTTCGGCCGTTTCGGTGGACACCAGCCCGACCTTGGTCAGCCAGTCGCCCGCGCCCGCATCTTCCGTCGGCAGCGCGAACAGCTCAAACCCCTGCATCTTGGCCAGGGCGCGCGTGATATGCGGCCACCCATCCTGACCCGTGCCCAGTTCCTCCAGTTGCGGCACCAGCCGCAACGGAATGAACTCGCGCGCCCGCTTGTCGCCCCAGGCCATGATGACGGCCCGGCTGCGCTCCAGCTGCATCGCCACGAAATCCTGCTTGCCAGCCGCCATCACCGCATCGGCGGTCGCGGCGCTGATCAGCACATCGCTTGGCGTCAGATGGTCTGCCCCCCGCGCCATGTCATTGACCCTCGACGGGACGATGACAGCCATTCAAAACCGGACTTGTAGCCGGTCCGCTGGGGCCTATCGTGCGATAGCCACGACTCGCACGGAAGGAATGACGATTGAGTGACCGAGACACGGAAGCAACAGCGGCCTTCGCCTTCGTCACAGCAATCCTGCAAGAACTGGATAGCAAGCACGCGGGCTTCGCTGAGGCGGTCTTCGCGAGGATAGAGCAGGAAATCGAGCAAAGCGACGACGTCCGCAATCCTGCAATCCTGGCACACCATGATGAGCTGGTCGAAGGACTGGAGTTGGTTCGTGCCAGCATGAAGGAAATCAGCACGAAGGGGCCTCCTTACACGCCGTTTTGGGACTGACGGACAGGCCGACCCAGTAGACGCCACCGCTCACGATCTTGCGATAACCTGCATCCGACATCGCACGGCTGAATGCTTTGGCGCTCCAAGGCTTCTTGCCTGTGAGCGCGCACCACCCGACAAAGGCGTCGTAAAGTTCTGCCGATCGAACCTGCGCCCCAACTGACATTATCGTCTGAGCGGCTAGGAACAGCCGCAGCGGGTCAGTCTCATGCCGCACATCGAGGGAGGGCCGCCCAATGACGAAAGCGGCGAATTCCTGGGCAACTGCGGTAATGCGGTCGCCACGCTCGCCAGCGCCAATCGCAAGGCGCACGCATTCCAATCTGATATCACGATCATTCATCACGCTGCCTCCCCGACAATTTTACGGCTGTTGTCGGGTGACGGGGGCGCTGCGATCGAGATATTCAAGCGATCAGCCATCGCCTGAACGCCGGGCATGCGCCATTTTGGAATTCTGTCGCCGCTCTTCCAACTGGAAACAGTGGAAGGGGGAAGCTCTAATTCGCGCGCTACGGCACTGGTGCCGCCAAGTGCGTCAATTATTTCAGATGCTGTTTCCATGAAGTAGAATTACGAATTTCGTAATTCAAAATCAAGTGGGAAATTACGATGTTCGTTATCGACCGCGAGTTACGATTTTCGCAATGTGCGCGTGTGCTAACAAACAACGAATTGATCGCCGAATTGCGGACTCAGCTTGAGCAGCGGAGGTTCACCCAGAAGGCCGTGGCCGACCATCTGGGGATCGCCCCCGCACGCATAAGTGAAATGCTCAAAGGTGGTCGTCGCGTGCAGACTGACGAAGTCGCACCACTTGCTCGCTTATTAGGTATAGCCGCCGATGCGGAGCAGAGAATGGTACCCGATGGCGCTAAGCCCGTTCAATCCGTGCCGCTGCTAGGAGAGGTGCCTGCTGGCCCATGGCGGGAAGCGGTCAGGAACGCCAGCCGTCATTTGCAGGTCGCGGTCCCTGGAACGCGCCCACATGCCTATGCTCTGACGGTATCCGGCGACTCAATGGATCGCATTGTAAGGAATGGTGCCGAAATCATCATCGACCCTGATGACCTCGATCTATTTGACAAGTGGCTATATGTCGTTCGCAACCCCGACGGCGAAGTAACCTTCAAACAGTATCGCGATAGTCCTGCACGCTTAGTCCCTTGCTCTAGTAACCCCACACACGCCACGATACCCCTGAGTGATCGCGGTTATGAAATTGTCGGGCGAGTGGTACTGATCACTTTCCCGCCCAGTCAGGCCGCCTTGGACTGAACCTGTTCCCGGCGGACTTCGAAGTCGCCGGGGACAGTTACATAAAATGCTCCCCATTCATCGTAGCTGCCCAGCCCTTCCGCTATGAGGTCGCGGCGCATTTTGTGCTTGCACTGTCGCCAAGGTCCAACCGGTTTTCTGAAGCACATAGCCCGATACCAAATAATCTCTCGCAACACCGCCTCCCGATTCGCATCGAGAACGATAAAGAACAAATTGCGAACATGGATCAAGCGCCTTGCCGAAATTTACCTGTGCATAAACAGGACACTGCGATGAATTACGATATTCGTATTGACGTTGAATTACGAAAACCGTAATTCGCCTTCCGTCACCACAACGGGAGGCAATCATGCTTCAGGTTCAATCCAAATTTCCTTTCCCCGGCTCGATCGCGCTGTTTCTGGGCCTGCGCTGGCGCGTGCAGCAGCATGTCGGCGATCAGGCCCTGATCATCCGCGAAGGCGTGGCCGCCAGTCTGGCCCGCCGCGCGCCGATCGATGAACTGGTCGATCCGGTAGAGGCAGACCGCAATGCCCTGCTGCCGCTGGAGGACATGAGCGAGACGACAACCCGCATCGCCCTGTTCACTGCCCACAAGCTGCGTGCCGTCAATCAGATCGCGCTCTACGAACTGGGCGACATGCTGCGCGAACACGCACAGGCCGGCCGCATCCCCCGCTACAGCGACAACAGCCACCTGACCCGCATCATGCGCCGTCTGGGCTGGCGAAAGCAGGGCTATACCGGCGAAGGCCACGCCCGCAGCCCCCTCTACGTCCGCGCCGCCACCCCCGCAAAGGCGGTGGCGGCATGATGGTCCTGCAAGACTGGCTAGGCGCCCTGCCGATGATGCAGCAGACCGTCCTCCTGACCGCTATTCGTGGACCGGATGGACTGCCGAAATACGGCCCGACCAAAGCGCTTTTGCGCTGGTACCGCCGGTGCATCTTGCTGTCCGCAATGGATGGAGCCGTTCTGGGCGACCCACTCAGCAATAACGGTGGATCGTTCACCGGCCCCAGCGTCGATCGCGATGCGCTGATTGCGGAGTTCCTCGACCGTCGCCGCCGCGACGATGATGACTATAATCAGGACATCATCGACCATGGCGAACCGCTCGTGTTCGCCGTGAGGGATGACCGCAGCCCCTATGCGATGCCTCATGCCGATTTGGTTGAGGCCCAACTGATGCATGACGGGTGGGAACCGCTGTTGAACGTCGTCGTCGACGGTTATCTTCGCGACCTGGACGCGATCCCGCACCATTTCCAGATGCACTTCATGCATGCCGCTGAGATCGTCGGATACAAGCATCCTGATCCGCGCATCCGCGAATGGTGGCACGCGCTCTATCTGCGCCTGGTGCACGACATGCACCTGTTTCCGGAACCGCAGGCGGACATGGACTTGCGCTTGGGAGACGATCGCAACCAGTGGCTGGCTCGCGCTGACCCAGCGACGGTCGATTAACATGGATCGCCCCAGCTTCAGCCCGGCCGCACCCTTTATCATCGGCGTGGCGCTGGCGGTCCTTTGGCTCTCCCTCCCGCCCGCGCTGTCCTGGCTGCTCCCCCGCACCGACGCCCTGATATCGAGGTTCATCCCATGAGCATGGACTATATCTGCAAATATTATGATGTGCCGGCGAAGTCCGGCGGGCGCATCCGCTATTCTGGCGGGCGCCAGTCGTCCGAAGGAACGATCGTTGCCGCCCAGGGCGCGCATTTGCTGATCCGCCTGGACGGCGACGACGATGCGATGCCCTATCATCCGACGTGGAAGATCGAATATCTGCCCGACGCGCCGGCTGCCAGCACACTGACAATGTGGGTCATCACCGAAAACCCGGCCGACCACCCCGGCCAGTTCGTCGCCCGACAGTGGATTATCGGCAAGAATGACAACCGGGCTACCGCCGAACATCATATCGCCGACACCCTCGACCAGATCCGCGCTCTACTCCCGCCGTTCCTAACCACGATCCCCCGCGATCCGTCGGATGATCCGGTCATCATTGAGACGTGGCTATGACCGCGTCATTGGCCCAGCTGCATCGCATCGCCCGCACCGAACGGGCGCGCCGCCAGACCGCTTGGGCGGCTGAAGGCCAGCACCAGTCCGATCGTGCCCGCCACGATGATGTCATCTGGTCGAACATCGTGATGATGGTCGGTCAGGCCGCTGGCGATCGGGACTGTCTGAAGGACGGCCGCCTGCGCTGGAATTCGCAGCAGGTGGACGTGATGGAGCGCCGGACGCGCGCCACCGCCCTCCAGATGGAAAGCAAGCTGGACATGTCGGACCCCAAGGATCTGAACTTGGTGCGCGGCCTGTGGCAGCTTTACCGATGGGTCCGCGAACAAAATCCCGCTTTCGCGACAGCAGGCCCCGAATATCTGCGCGCGCCGCAGGAAGGCACGCCGACATGAACGCGCCCTTTCGTCACCCGCCATCGGCCGAAATGATCGATTTCGTGCGCGCCCTTGCGCGCGCGGACGAAGCGCGCGACTTTGAGCGCCGCACCCGCCCCACAGGAACAACCGCCCATGCGGACCATCATCTACGCGCGCTACAGCACCGACCTGCAAAATAGTCGATCGATCGCCGATCAGATTGCGCTCTGTCGCGAGCGCGCCGCCGCCGAAGGCTGGCAGATAGTCGACACTTTCACCGACGCGGAAATCAGCGGCGCCGCCGGCATCGGCGAAGATCAGCGCCCCGGCATGAACGCGCTGCTGTCCCGCGTCGAACAGGGCGGCGTCGATCAGGTGCTGGCCGAATCGACCAGTCGTATCGCGCGGCACCAGGGCGACGGCTTCGCTATCCGCGAACGCCTCTCTTATTACGGCGCCCGCCTCTTCACCCTGTCCCAGGGAGAAATTGACGAAATCAAGGGCTGGGTGCAGGGCTTCCTCGATTCGCAGGCCCGCAAGGATATCGCCTTCAACGTGAAGCGCGGCCAGCGCGGAACGGTCCGCTCCGGCCGATCGCCTGCCGGTCTGGCCTACGGCTATCGCAAAGCGAACCGCCTTGACGATCGCGGCGAACTGACTCGGGGCTTGCGCGCCATCGATGACGATCAGGCAGAAATCGTGCGCCGGATCTTCGCCGAATATGCCAGCCACCGCAGCGCCCGCCAGATCGCGGCGGGCCTGAACGATGAAGCTATTCCCGGCCCGACTGGTGGAACGTGGCGCAGCTCCACCATCGCAGGTGATCGCCAGCGCAAAAACGGCATCCTTCAGAACCGCATTTACATCGGCAAGATCGTCCACGAACGCACCAGCAAGGTGGCCGACCCGCGCACCCGAAAAGAGCGTATCCGGCCCAATGCTGAAGCCGACTGGATCGAGGCCGACGCGCCAGCCCTACGCATCATAGACGATGCGACGTGGGACGCGGTGCAGCTGCTTCGCAACGCATACAGCACCGGCCGCCCTGAACAGGCCCGGCGGCCCAAGCGGCTCCTGTCGGGCATCGGCCGCTGCGGCGTCTGCGGGGGCGGGTGGATCGTCATCGGCCGCGATCAATGGGCCTGTGGCAAGCATCGCGATGGCGGCGGCTGCACCAACAACCGCACGGTCAAGACGCACGTCTATGAACAAAAGGTGCTGGACGGCCTGCGCGAAGACATGCTGCACCCCGACGCGGTGTCAGCCTATGTCCGCGAATTTCACGAAAGCCGCCGCCGCCGATCGGCCGATGCTGCCCAGCAGCGGACCAAGCTGGAACGCCGCCACCGCGACGCATCGGCGAAGGTCGACCGCTTGGTCAACGCGATTGCGGAAGGCGGCGAAGAATTTGTCGAGATCCGCGCCATCTTGTCGAAGGCCCGCAACGATCGCGACGCCATCGCCCAGCAGATGGCCGATCTGGAGGCCTTTCCCGTCATCACGCTGCACCCCGGCATAGCAGACGACTACCGCGCCGAAATCGCGGTACTGACACAGGCCCTGGACGAAAACGGCCACGCACAGGCCGAAGCGATTCCCAAGCTGCGCGCGCTGATCGGCAGCGTCACAGTCTATCCAGCAGAGGAAAGGCGAGGAGTCGAAGTCGAAGCCACCGGCCGCATCGCCAACATGCTCGCCCTGGCCACCGGTCAGAGCCTCAGTGCGTCGATGTATGTTAACGGTGGAGCGGGTAGCGGGGATCGAACCCGCATCACAAGCTTGGAAGGCTAG